ATCGGCCCAAGGCGGAAGCAGCATGACCGAGCCGCTCCTTCTGACCGAGGAGCAGGCGGCCGAACGGCTGCTGCTGACGGCGCGGGGGCGGCGGTGACGGCTGCGCGGCCCTTCAGTCCGGAGACGCTTGGCGACCGCTGGGGTTGCTCGGCGGAGAAAGTCAGGCAAATGTGCCGGAACAACGAAATTGCCAGCTTCAGGCTCGGCAAGCTGATTCGCATCCCGGCCAGCGAGGTCGAACGCATCGAATGTCAGACTGGCGACTCGTCAAGCACCGAGGGCAATGGAGCCTCGCCTACGGAAATCCCCGCAAGCGAATTGCGACTGGCACGGATGATCGGGGAAGGGCCGAAGCTATCGCTGGTGAAATCTGGCGACGGCTCAACCGCCCAGCCCAGGAACGGGTAAGCGACCTGTGGACGCCCTACAAAGACGACCGGATCGCGAACGGCGGCTCGGAAGCGCGCCTGAAGTCGCTGTGGAAGACGCTGGAGCCGCACTTCGGGTACAAGCTCGGCAAGGCGGTCACGAAGGCGGACTGCCGCGACTATGCCGCCACCCGCAAGCGCGAGGGCAAGTCGAACAGCACGATCAAGACGGAGCTCGAAGCGCTGAGAGCCTGCCTGCGCTGGCACTACGGCAAGGAAGCGCCAATTATCGTCGCCCCGCCGCCGTCGAAGCCGCGCGACCGCTATCTCACACAGGACGAGGCTCGACGGCTGCTGGAGAATATCGAGACGCCGCATGTGCGCCTGTTCGTGACGCTGGCGTTGGCGACCGGAGCGCGGATGGGGGCGATCCTGGATCTGACTTGGGATCGCGTGGACTTCGAGCACGAGACGATCGACTTCATGCCCGCCGGCCGCGACAAGTCGAACAAGCGGCGCACGGTCGTTCGGATGGCGCCGAAGGCCAAGGCGGCGCTCGAGGAAGCCTACAAGGGGCGGCTCTCGGATTATGTCATCGAGTACGGCGGCGAGCAGGTGAAGAGCGTCAAGAAGGCGGTCGCGGCTGCGGCACGACGGGCCAAGGTACCGTGCTCGCCCCACGTCTTCCGGCATACCGCGGCCGTGTGGATGGCCCAGGCCGACGTTCCGATGCAGAAGATTTCGCAGGTGCTCGGGCACACTTCCACGCGGATCACCGAGACGGTCTATGCTCGCTATTCACCCCGGTTCATGGCCGACGCGATGGCCGCTTTGGACTGGTAAGCGGTACATGCGAACCGACCGACGCTTTCGGAAGGCTTATAGAAAATGGCCGATTTCTGCGGTGGGCGGTGACGGGCTCGAACCGCCGACCCTCTCGGTGTAAACGCGAGCGACCTACTCAAATATATGGATTTTTCGGCAATCATAGAGGGCATTTCGCCAGCCTCTCTCTCTTAGTGCGCCCGCGACTGGTACCACTTGAACCGGGCGACGCTCTCGGATTCTGCGCTTCGGCTGCGCTTACCAAAGCGATAACGACAATCTTTTACGTAACAATGTCTTAAGGATTTTGCCCGGTGAAAACTGACGGCCTTCTGTCTAAGACGACCCAAGGCGATGTGAAAACCAGATTGCCGCGCTACGTGCATCGCAAGATCGCGCGCGGTCGAACCTATTATTACTTCGACACCGGGCAGAGAGGGCCGAAGGGAAAGCGGCTGTTCGCGCCATTGCCAAACCCCGGAACACGCGCATTCGATCGCGAACTGGAGCGGGTCAGGCTCGCAAGGTGGCGGCGGGAAACTGCCGCGATGCCTTCAATGGCGACCAAGCCGGCGGACTTCGGAGAGTTCAGCGTTGCCCTGTTGAATGCACCGCAGACGGGTGACGACCTCTACTTCATCCGCGCCGGGGACGCCGTGAAAATCGGGCGGGCGTTCAACGTGTGGAAGCGGATGCAGAACATGCAGGTGAACAATCACCTGGAGCTGAACTGCATATGCCGCCTAGCCGGGCGCGGCCATGAGGAGGCCGGATGGCACGCCTACTTCAAGGCGCAGCATATCCGCGGCGAATGGTTCCACTGGACGCCAGCAATCCAGGCATCGATCGAATTGGCGCGGAAGGGTGAGCCGTGGTGGGAAGCATGACCGCGCCCAAAGGAGGTCGTCATGGATAGACGAGAGGATACGATACAGGGATTTAGCATCCGCCAAATTTGGGACGGGATGCTGATGCGCGGATGGCAGGTTATGCGCGACGGGAAGCCGATAAGCGGTCTGTTCGATGACCGTAAAAACGCAGACGTGGCGTTGATCGAGTTTCGCAACGAACCATCGCCCACCAAGGGGTTCCCTCATGGATAGACAATCTCAATCGGTGGAGGACAAGCATGGCCTACGGTGATCTGCCGTTCGGCGCTCCTCACAAGCCCAACAAGGGCAAGGAGGGTGGCGCGTGCAACCGAGAGCGCTGCCAAGCTGAGCCTGCGCTTTGGTATAACCACGGCTCCTACGCTTGGTATTGCGAGGACTGCGCAATCGACATCGGGTTGGACCATGTGAACTATCGCCACTGGCAGCGCGATTGGGAGCCGAAACTCGGTCATCCGCAATTCGAGACTCGCGAGCAGATGGATTTCCACACCCGTGCATCCCATCAACAGGAGAGAGATCGTGACTGAGGCGATCCTAAGCGGTGAGGACCAGCGCTTGATGGTTCGTGCAGCAACCAGGCTGACGCCAATCGATGAAGATACGGCCGACGCGCTCATTCGCCTCAAGGTGCGATTGCAGCAACTCACCCGCCCCACCGACCCCGGCGAGGATAAGGTTGAGGCGGTTGCGAAAGAGATCGAGCGATACGGCGAAGGTCTGGTGCCCAAATTTCGGATTGTCTGCGATTGGCTCGCGGATCATTTTCGGAATGACGAAGATGCCCGTGCCGCAATCACAGCAATGGGACACACCCCACCATCAGGAGAGGATGGGGACGCTCTACAGGGCATCGGGGGGAGAGATGCCGAAGAAGCCGCGCATCCCCGATCCTGAGTCGCTTCGCCGTTGCGCCGACTGCGGCAGACCGACCAACGGCAAGGGCTGGTACGGGCCGGAGTGCCAGTGCGGGCGGGCGGAAGGAAGCGCGCTCCACGGCGCGCCTTCGGTCGGTACGAGAGCGCCGCGCTAGGCGGCTTGGCGCAGATCCTCACGCGGCAGTTCGATCATGTAGCCGCGACCCCACCAAGTTTCGATGAGGCCCGGCAACCGCTGGCGCAGGCGCATCATGTGAACCGCCAGGCAATTTATCGAGGTTTCGGGCTCGAAGTCCGGCTCGGGCCACAGCGCTTCGATCAGCTCGGCATGACTTACGAGTTCGCCGCGCCGGAGCAGGAGAGCCGCGAGGATATCCGCGCCGGACGGGGCAAGGCTGACCAGCGCGCCGCAGCATTCGCACTCCGAGCGCAGGTACATCTGCCACGTCATGCGGATCTGATCGGTCACGGCGCCACGCACCCGACCGGCACCATGATCCCAAAATATCCGTCGCCCAGGTGCGTCGCGTCGTTGAGCACGACATAATCGCGGCTCGCCGTCTGCGAGAGGGTGTCGATCGTGGCGCGCCCCGCGAAGCCGACGACGGTATAGGTCGCATCTACCGTCACGGCGTCGTTCGGATTGACCAGCGACTGGCAGGCCATCATGCCCTTGGCCGATCCGCCGACCGCGAGCTCGCCCGCCGGCGGAGGAGGAGGCGGAGGCGCAACATCATTGTCGAGAACAGTGATGGAAGCGCTCGCCGTGGGATGCACGCTGCCCGAGGTCACGACGGCGTTGATCCCGGTCGTCCTTGTCCCGTTCACGATCACATCGTCGGGGACCGGCACCGATAGGGTGGTCGGCTTCTTGGTCGAGGCGATCGTCGCCGTTCCCGAATAAGCGCTGTTGTCGGTCCACCATTTGATCGTCACGGCGCGGCCGTTCCCGCCGCTCATCGAGACGACCGGATGGGCCGTCTGCCCCTCGGTGACGGTGACGCTCGAGATCGCAATGCCGAGCGGCTTGCCCGCGGCCATTGCGTCCTGGCACGGGCCGTCGATGACCAGCGCCAGCATGACGCCGAGGAATGCGGTGAACGGGCGCATCAGCGGGACTCCTTGATTGCGGCGGGACAGGTCACGTCGGCCCCGCGCTCCTTGTGCCAGCGGCACACGCGGGCCAGCGCATCGCGGCAGTCCTGCCCGGCCTTCCTCACGGCCGCGTCGAAGGTGACGCCGGACGGATCGGCGGCGAGCATGGCAACCACGTCCGGCTCGTCGGGACAGGTCAGATCAGCAATCGGCGGGTGGCTTGCGCTCGCGGCGCGCGGCCTGCTGCTTTCGCACGCACTCGTAATAAGCAGCGCGGGGATCACGGCCAATGCGGCGTGCTTCATCGACAGCCTCCTTGATTTCGGTGCTTTCAGTCGTGCTTCGCGCGTCGTCAGTGCGGCGCTGGTCTGCGGCGTGGATGTCGGCCTTCCGGTCGGCCTTCGCGTTGGCGGCGTCCTGTTTGGCGTCGTGCTGCCGGATGACGCTGCGGTCGTAGGCGCACTTGCCGAGCCCGAGGGAGGCAAGGGCGAGCGCGAACAGCCCGGCGATCAGGACAGGTTTGGCGAAGCGCTGTGGAACGCCCGCGCCCATGATGAGCGACAGTAGGAAGGTCATGCGGCGTCTCCTTCATCGCGGAGTACGCGCTCGCTCACCGTCGTCTCGGGATGCCCTTCGGCATACTTCCGGCTGACGAACCGGCCGGTGATTGCCGAACGCCACAGGCGCTTGAACAGCTTGCGGATCATCGCATCAGCTCCTCGTACCTTGCCTTGAGACCGGCCCAATCGACCCCTTCGATAAGCGGCGGTTCGCCGAGCGTGACGTAGCGGTGGAGGGTCATCGCCAGAGCTTCTTCCGCCGCGGCGATCATCGGTGTGGGCTTCTCGCCATGAGCCAGGGCCCAAAGCACGAGGCTGTGGCTTCCGAACGCCTCGCAAAGCAGGTGATGGCAGAGCTCGTGCGTGCGGCAGTATGCCACCACGTCGCCGTCGTGCCCGTAGCGGTACGCGAGATAGTGATAGTGCGGGCTCAGGTGAGCGTGGGCAGGCCATTGCGAGCCATCGCGGAAGCGGCTGACCGCGCCTTCAGGAATATGCTCGAGCGTCGCGAACCGGAGCGCGATCATGGCTTTTCCTCCACAAGAACTTGCGGGCCTGCGGGCGGCGGCGCCGGGACTGCGCCTGTCTCGCTAATGACCTTGGCGGTCGCGACGTTGCGATCCTTCAGCGAAACCGCTCCGGCAATCGCGCCGACGGCGACAGCGAGCCCCCCCGGGAACGCCAAGCAATATTCCGTGACGTTGAAGGGATGGCCCTTCCACACGACGTCATAGGCGACGAAGGCGTTGCCGCATATGACATAGGCTGTCGCGCCGAAAGCACCGACGACACGGTTGATCTCGAACTCGCCGCCCGAGCCGCGGAGCGCAGACGTGATCCCCGCGAGTATCATCGGGCCCAGTCCCCCGTCTTGGTGTGAAGCCACGTCAGGAAGTCGGCGACCGTCTTGCCCTTGAGGATCGATCGGTTCGCGTTCGTCGCGGCTTCCCCGGCGATCAGATCCGCGCGGTCGTGAATGTCGGCTGCAATCAGGGCCGCTGCCGTTCCCGCGCCGAGGAAGTGCGCCGCGTAAAGCGATGCCTTGTTGATCGGCACGCCGCGCTTCACGAGATAGTCGGCGTTCTTCGCGGTGAAGGTCATTGCTCGGGCGAGCTGTTCCTCTTCCGAGGGTTTGAGGCCGCCGAATGCCTGGGACATGTCATTCCCCCACGTTCCGCCTTCGCCGATCCATGTCTGCCGGATGAACTGATAGAGACCCGATGCGGATGACGTCGGCGCCTTCACATAGGGCCGATGTCCACTTTCGATCCCGGCGAGCATGTCCCAGTAATCGTCGGGAATGTCGGCGGGCTTCGGCTTCCATGTGCCGATGATCGCGTTGAATGCGTCGACCTCTACCTGTGTCAGCCCGACCCCCGCTTCGCCGGTCTGCTCGCGTTTCAATGCCCGAGCGGCGTCGAAGAAGGCTTCGGCGCTCACGGATGCGGCTTCCCGCTCAGCAGCGCCCATGCCATGCCGACAGCCGCCAGCAATCCGCCGATGGTGCCTGAGACAATCGGCGACTTCAGGATTTCGAGCCAGACGCTCTTCGCGCCGTCGTCACGGTTGCGTGCGCTCTCGAGCAGTGTCACGCGGACGGTCAGCTTTTCGAGCTCCCCCTTGAACGACTGGATCTCGCCTTGTAGCTCGCCCTTCAGCCGGCCGACTTCGCGTGCGATCTGCGTCCCGATCCCGTCGACCTTCTGCGCGAGGTTGGCGATGGCGTGTTCGCGATCATGCGTGTAGCGGTCGATCGCTTCGACCATGCCCGTGAGCCGCCCGAGGGCTTCGCTGATTTCATCGATCTGGCCCTGCCGTGGCGGCATACGCAAACTCCTGATGTGGGACAGCGCGCCACGGCGCTTTGCGTCGTTGGTAAATTCGGGTTAACGTGGGTGTGCTCGGGTAAGGGGGTGGCGTGTTCGCCTTTGCGCTTCTGGCCGTGACCGTGGTGGCTCTGCTGACCTTGGCCGAATTGCTGTTCGGGGGGTCGCTTGGCGGCGACCGATTGGTCAATATTACGATCTGGATCGTCAGGCGCGTCTTGGCGTTTGCGTTTATGCCCGGCGTGGCGCTCTACTTCCCATTCTCGCTGATCGACGGGGTCACGCTTCCGTTTGCGGCAGCTTTTGCCATCTATTTTGTGGCGATGGACCTAGGCGAGTATCTGTTCCACCGCGCGCAGCACACTATCCCGTGGTTATGGAAGCTCCACGCGCTCCACCATTCCGACCCGGACATGAACGCCACCACGACCGAACGGCACTTTTGGGGCGACCAGTTCCTCAAGGCTGTGACGATCTATCCCGCCGCCGTCCTGTTGATCCAGCCCACTCCCGTCGTGCTGCTGGCTTACATTCTAGTGACACAATGGAACTTCGTTGCTCATGCGCGGCTTCCCTGGAGCTTCGGACAGCTGTCATGGGCGCTCAACAGCCCCGCCTACCATCGCCGTCACCACTCGTCTTTGCCCGAGCATTACAACAGCAACTTCGCTGCCATCCTTCCAATCTGGGACCTACTGCTCGGAAGCTATCACGTTCCCCAGGGCAATATGCCGCCGACCGGGTTAGGCGGAAAGCCGCCGACCGCGTTGGACGTGTTCGCTTGGCCGCTACGCCCTGGGGCGGGCACTAGAAGACGGAGTAAAGCCGCTGTCGCTGCCGCAGCGGGCGATACCAACGGTGATCTCAAGCTCGTCCATACGCCCGTTGTAGTCGAATGAGCTAAAGGTCGTTCCCGTGCCGATTCTGGCGATCGAGAGAACGTTGGTTGAATTGTTCGGAGCGATATTCTGGTTCGTGCCGGACGCGACCATCGCGCCGTCAATATAAAGGCGCGTTTTGCCCGTGATGTCACGATCCGCCTGAAGATCATATTCCTGCCCGAGTGTCGGCGTCCATCCGAATATCACATCGAAAGTCGAGGAGCCGTTCGCAATGCGAAGCGTGAGATTGCCGCTCTGGATGAAGAAGAAGAAGGCGCAGTTCGCAAACGTGCCCGCATTGTCCCACTGGCCGACGAAGGCCTGGCTGTTGGTCTTGGTGGAGAGTTTGAACTTTCCGCGGATCGTGAACGGCTTGCGCGCGAAGTCGAAGTCGGTCGAATCAAGAGCGGTGATATAGTCGCCCGAGCCATCGAATAATCCCGACCCCGTGCCAACCAGCGGGCTCGATGTTGAGACCTGAGCATTGCCGTTCGCGGTGAGCGTGCGCCCTATCGGGCTTTCGTCGATGATTGAGCCGTCGAACCCGACCTGAAGCTTGACATAGTTGCGAAAGGGATCGTTCGCATATGGCGTCGAGGAACTTACGACTGTCTGCGGAATGAGACTGAAATAGACGACGCCCCATCTGTCCGTCGCACTAAGCGACCCGGTCTCGGCGACATCAATGGGAACGGTCAGATAGCGATAGGTCAGGCCGCCCTTCGTTGTAGCACCGTCCTGCCAAGCGACAGTGTATTCGCTTCCGGGCGTGAACGTCGGCGCGCCATCCACGGAGGCGTAACAGTGCACCAGCGTCCTGTCCGGGCTCGCTATAGTCCGGGTCGGCGCGCCGATCACGGCAGTGGTCACTGTCTGCTGGGCGTGATTGCTGCCTTCGACCGGACTGCCGCTGCTGAGGCATCCGCGCCAAACTGTCATCCCGGCGGTGACGGTCGCGCCGATATTGGTGGTAACGGTGACGGAGCCCGTTTCAGATCCGGTCAGTCGCTTCCAGAATGCAGCGTGGGCACGGTTGGCAACCGCAACCTGCTGCTGGTCGATCTGCGTCCATCCTGATGGGACGTTGAACGTCAGAGAGCCGGATGAGGCCAGCGCATGAACGTAGATGATCGCTATGTCGTTGGCCTGGATGCCGGCAGGATAGGCCGCGACCCCGCTGCTTCCCGTCGCGACCGCCCCGGTGGCGACCAGCTGCGGCGCGCCGGTAACCGTCGGCCCGCCGCCCGCTCCGGGGTTGCGCAGCAGCAGCGGCGCGATGGGCATCATCGCCAGCGGGTGGTCGTCGCCGACTCGCTGGAACGAAGACCGGGCAAACGCCGGCGATTCCGGCGCGCCGACCGCGGCCGTGGCCGTGCCCAGCGCCAGCCCCGCGACGGCGCACGCGCTGATGACCCTGACCTTCATGGCTTTCAGGCTTCCTGCCCGACCGCAAGGACGTCGATCTTGTCGTCGTCGCTATTATAGACGCAGCCGAGATAGAGCGTTTTTCCGGCGACCGTCGAGGTCGGCAGCGTCACTCCGATCGCGCGATATTTCGTCCCGTAGGCGATCGTCTGCGCGCTGCCGTTGTCCTTGATGCGGATGACCTCGCCCCAGCCCGGCACCGCCGTGCCGCTCCAGTTCGCAAGCGTCAGACCCACCGCCTGCGCAGTGATCTTGACCATATCGTTGGTGAATGCCGGCGTCACCGTCGCCGACGAGGTCACCGTCTGGATGTTTGGCGCAGCCGCCTTGCCGCCCAGGTTGGCCAGCGCGGTCGGAGCGTCGTCGACGTCGTCCAGGTTGTTTGCCGCAAGCAGCGACGCTGCGTCCGCGGCGTAGAGCTCGTCGAAATTGTCGTTGCACTTGTCGAACGCCGTGCGGATCGGGTCGCCGGAGCCGTCGTTCGGCGCTGCGCCGAGACCGATTGTCTGTTTTGCCATTATCCCAGGTCCGCTGTCTGAAGAGTAGAGTCCGCCGTGATCAGCGTCGTGTCGGCCCGGCGCGGGCCGGTGCTGATGTCGCCGACGATCGCCGGTCCGAGCACCAGCCGGTCGCCGATTTCGTTGTCGACGATGTAGGTGACCGCCGCATAATAGGCCGCGCCGCCGCTGATGCTGCTGATATCGACCAGCGTGGTCGATGGCGGGGCGATGCCGCCATATTGCGTCCAGGCGACCGCATCGGGGTCGGCGACCGGGTCGGCGGCCCCGTCGCTCTTCCAATATTCGAACCGGATGCCGCTGACATAGGGGTCGTCGGACGCGCTGCCCTCGATTTCAAGCGCAGGGATGCTGCCCCCTGGACTAGTCAGCGCGACGGCCGTCAGGGCCCAGTTGCCCGCATCGGGTGCGCCGACGTCCGGCGGCGGCGGCGTTCGCGTGAACGGGAGGGCTGTGCCGACCGTGCCGATCACCGCTGCGTCGTAGACCAGCGCGTTGATCTCGCGCAGCTTCAGCCGGTTCTGCCACTTGCCATCAAGGCCGTAGGACTCGACCCGGAAGACCTTCGACGTTCCGCCTAAATAACGGTCCGATTGCCACACGCCCCAGTCGCCTTCCTCGACTTCGGCGAAGCGCGGCCCCAACGTCAGCTCGGCACGCGCCCACAACCGGCCGAGGCGGCGGAATATCTCGCCGACCGTCCCGGCCTGGCGCTCGCTAGTGACAAGTTGCAGCGCCAACTGTTGCTCGCGCGACTCGCCATCCGCGATGACGTCGGCATAGACCCGGCGCACCGGTGTTGCGTGATCCTGCCACTTCTGCTTCGGCTCGACGTAGCGCGGGACGACCGTATTGACCCATTCGCTGTCGGCGCGCGACAGGATCGACTGATTGAACTGGACGTCGGTCGTGGCGAGGATGTCGGCGTCGGTGAAGCTGAACGATGGCGTCTTCGATTGCGCCGGCTCGATTTCAACCGCCCCTTCGGGCTGGATGATTATGCCCGCAACAGCTGCCGCAAACATCTCCTCGACCTCGAGGTATTTCTGATCTGCGGCGACGATGCCGCCGATCGTGAACTTGGTCCGGTTGATCGCTAGGAAGCGCACCGTCGCCTGGCCGTCGCCGTCGGTCCAGATCGCGTCGTTGATGCGGTCATAGGTCGGGGTCTCTGCCGGCGTGCCCGACGCCCAGTCGCCCGGGTCTTCGGTCTGCAGGACGCTAAGGTCCGTCGACGAATAGCGAGTGAAGCCGAACCAGAACCACGGGTCGCCCGCGGTGACCCCGCGGAACGGGCTGTTGCCAGACGTGCCGACAGCGACCGGACCGACGTCGATCGCTTGTGTCACAAGGTTGACGACGTACAGGTTCCCGGCCTGATAGGCGAGCGCGTTGCCGTCGGGGTTGATGAAGAAATAGACTGCGCCAGCGGCCGCCGATGCAACGGTGAACGCCGCGCCGCCCCCGCCGTCCATGCGATAGAATCCCATCGCGCTCGTGAAGCTGCCGCCGCCGTCGACCGGCGAGCCGCCGGCCCAGGCCTCTCCGCCAAGGTCCGGAGCGTACCAGGTGGCGAAGAAGCCGGGATCGATGGTCGTGACGCTGCCGCCGGTCGCCGGCAGGTAGCCTGCTTCATTGACCAGGCTGGTGTTGCCGCGGCCGTAGAGGGTGTCGCCGATCAGCCAGACGCCGCCGAAGAACGTGTTCGCGGGGTCGAGGATGGTGAAGCTGCCGTCCGGCTGAACCAGCGCGATATGGTCGGGCTGCGACCCGTTGTTGTTGCCGCCGGTGTAATAGCTTCCGTCATTGTTGACCGCGATCACCGGGCAGACGATCGGACGAGTCGTCACCCGCAGGACCGTCAGGGTCGGTACGTAGACCGTCACCGAATCGACCGTTCCGCCGGCGACCATGTAGCTGCCGTCGGGCGACAGGAAGCCGAGGAAGCCGATCTCGACGAGCTGGTAATCGAATTCGCCGGGTGCCGCTTCGTCGCACAGATTGGCCGGCGCGATGACGTTTTCCGGTGGTGCTTCGGTCGCGGTCAGCCCGCGCCCGACCAGCAGCATGTCGGGCTGGTCGACGCGGTCGCAGGCATAGACGCCGCGCACCCAGTTGTACCGGCAGACGATCGGGTTCTCCGACCATTCCCAGGTCGACGGGTCGTCCCAGCGGTGCGGACCCGACCCCCCCGTGACGGTGTCGTCCAGGCGCGGGTCGTAGCAGCGCTTGCCCTTGACGACCCACAGGAAGGTCGGGCGGCCGCCCGGCCACGCCGGATGCTTCGCAGTCGGCGAATCGGCAAGATAGTCGACGACCGCATAGCAGATCCCCGCGCCGTTATCGTCGCTGGTCCAGCCCGGCCCGTGCGTCGTGACAACCGCCGGCAGGGTCTGGTCTTCGCTGCCGTTGCGGAAATACATCGACAGATGATGTTCGTCGAACTGCGGATAGTTGCCGTCGCCGTTCCACGGCACCCACACGTCGTTAACGTAAACCCCGACCAGCCCTTCGCAATAATGGTCAGCGAGCGCGAAGATCACGACTTCGTTGTCGGTCCCGTACTTGCCGCCATAGTCGAACACGTCGACCAGGCTTCCGGCTGTCGCGGTCGTTCCGAATGCCGCGCGGCGCGCGACTTCGTTGATCTGAAGCGTGGTCTCCTGCGCGTTGCGCGATACCGATGGGCGCGGCATCAACAGCGAGTTGACCATGATCGCCGCCGACAGCGCAGCGCCGATCGCCGTAATCACACCGCTGGTCAGGCCCATCGCCGCCAATGCCGTCGGGCCGATAATGGGTACGGCGACAGCGAAGACGACCAGGGCCGCCGTCAGGACATATCCGACCGCCTTAGACACGCGTCTTCTTCTGACTCGTGATGTCCCATGCCGCCGTCATTGCCGAACGCGGCAGACGCTTGAGGCCGCGTTCACCCGGCGCGCAGATGGTCACGCCCTCGACAATGACCGGATGCACGCCAAGCTCTTCGTCTGGAACGACGCCAATGTCGCCGCGCATCGCACGGGCGGGAGGGATGCGCTCGAACCTTGCATCCAGAACCGCTTCGACCCCGCCGAGCTTGTTGAGCAATGAAAGCGCGGTGGCTCGAGATTTCCATTTCAAACCGCTCGCCGGATCAGTTCCGGTCTGCGCCTTCACCGCGCCAGCCGGGAAGCTCATGCAGTCGTTCGCCTTGCGGCCCCACTCGTAAGGCATGAACGCCCGCTCCGAGAGATAGGCGAGCAGCGCGGCGATATCCCGCGTCACCCGAACGTCGCGGGCTTCTTCCCGCCCCAATAAACTGTTTTCTGTCCGGCATAGCTGACGTGCTTGAAAAAGCCGTCGTTCGCGCTCACGAGCCTTTGATCGGAATCGGAGCGTAGACGGCCGCCGCGCCTTCCCAGCCCGCGCGCGGCGCCTTCGACTGCCACTTGTATCGCGGCGGCACCGCCAATGCTTTCGATTGTCCTCAGTTCGTCGACACGACCGCGGGTGAAGACATACGCTCCGAGCAACGTCTTTCCCGCGCTATCGAAAATGAGCCGGCGGACGACGACACTCGCCTGTTCGATCTCGCTCGCGTCGAGAACGTCGAGCGCAGCAGATTCTATTCCCGAAAGGCTGAGCGTCAGGCCCTGCGCCGTTCCGCCGATCGCGCCTGCGGTCGTTTGGACAAGCCCGCGGTCGCCGATCCCCGAGAACGATTCCGTGCCGCCATCGGCAGGAAGATTGGCCGTTCCATACCCACCCCACAAGCGAATGGGATCGCCGGTTGGGGGAATGATCTCGACCGATGCCGACACGATCGCATCGCCCCGCTGGAGCGCGGCCAGGGCCTCGTCGCTGAACGTCTTCATCCGTCAGCTGCGAATGTCCTGAATGCCGACGATCTGCCCGCCGCGCACGGAATACAAACGGTCGACCGGCTCGAAGCTCGTCTGGTCCGCGACGATCGTCATTATGCAGCCTGGATTGTCCAAGTGAGCGATCGCGTCGGAGGGAACGGCGTCAGGGACGGGCGGATCGACGGTCACCGTGATATCGCCCGAACCATCTGCGGTTGCGCCAAGGGTCACGCGGGTGAGCCCGCGCCAGGCAATGCCCGAAATGGCCGTCTCCGTCGCATTGTACCTGAAATCGACATAATCTCCTTGCGACAGGATCAGGCCCGCAGCGGCAGATCCGAGATGTAGGGTTAACCGGGCATCGTCATCCGAATTGACCGTCTGAGACCAACTGGACGCGGCCCCGGTGAAGGCTCCGAATGCGCCGAACCCATCGGGATATTCTCGCGGATATTGCCGCGCGAGGTCGCGCCCGATGAACCGGCGAATCCCGCCACGTTGGTCGGAGATGAACGCCCGCCATTCATCGGAGTTTTCTTCAGGCATCCTGCCTAGGGTGTAGACCGCGCTCCACAGAGGAAAGCCCGCCTGAACCCCGCCGGCGCGTCCGTCAGCAGTGGCCGCGGTGAAGTTCACCCGCTGCGGCTCGAACGATTGCTGCGCGACGTACATCGTCGGCATTTCGACGGGAGCCTTCATCGAATGACATTCCGGCTCGCGGCATCGTACCAGGCTTGCACGACGCGATAGGGGAGCTCCGCATTCAGCTGTGCGACTGCGCTACGGACGCGTGACAGTTCCGCCGGATCGGCGCCGGTCGCGTCGATGTTCGTGACGATATGGACGGGCGGCGGCATTCCCGCGCCCATGCTGTTGTCATTGCTGATGCTGACCCGCTCCATATTGGACACGCGGGCGATCGGAAGACCGTTCAGGGCCAGGACGTTCTTGTCCGTGCCTGAGCGGCCCATGATGGTGAATGAGCCTCCAGTGGCGAAAGCGGGGATGCTGCCAGCGAACGGGCTCGCGCCGCTGCCAATCAATCCGCCGCCAAGACCGAAGTTGGCGCTGCCGAAGCTAGCGCTGTTGATCGGCCCGGCGAACGGACTGGTGCCACTACCGACCAGGCCGCCGCTGAGGCTGAAGTTCATGCCAAGGCCCATGACGCTCGACAGTGCGCGGAACAGCATCATCTTCACGATCATCCGAACGATGTCGGCGACGATCTGGTTTGCGAGCTGCCCGAACGCATCCTTGAGGCTGCGCGTGCCGGTGATCACGTCGGTCATGGCATCGGTCAGGCTGTCGAGGCCCTGACTTTCGATTTTCTGGAAGGAATCGATGATTTCGTTTGTCGTCTGAGGAACGCCGGCCGCCCATTCCTCCAGCGGGTTGCGGGTGTTCGCGTTGATCTGCGCCGCGCCCTGCGCCCGCTCGGTTCCGAGATGGTCGATCTTGTCCTGAATAACCTTGATCTCGTCGGCGGTGGCGCCGTTGCGGATCGCCAACTGCTTTTCGTGCTCCAGTTCCAGCCGCTTCTGCTCGATCTCCGCGTCCAGAATCTGAAGCTGGATGCGGCGGTGGTCGGCTGCGGTCGTCGCAAGCTGGTCAGCCGCCTGAAGCGCGTCGATCTGGAACTTGCGCTGCTGGTCCGCGCCTTCGAACTGCGCCTGCTCCGCGCGGGTCAGCCGCTCCTCGACGAGCGCCCGCTTTTCGATGGCGGTCTTTTCGTCGTTCTTGGACCTGAGCACTGCGGCTTGAGCGATGACCTGATCAAGCGTGGCCTTGGTGATCTGCTTGTCGGCGAACTGGCGCTGGGCCTGCGCAACGCGGTGATCGATGTCTGCCGCCTGCATGGCGTGCTCTAGATCGATGACCTGCAGATCAAGCTTGGCGCGGTCTTCGCTGCTTCCCGCCAACTGTTGCTTGGCGCGCAGGATATCCATGTCCGTCTGCATCAGCTCCTGCTGGAGCTGGAACTCCGTGTCCTCGTTGCGGTCCTTGGCCTTGGGTGCCTTCGGCGCCTTCGGGGCGAGGAACTTCGGGATGTCACTTGATGGCAGTCGCGAGCGCGGAGGGGGCGATCCAGTCGGATTGCCGAACCCGTTCCGCGCAAGGAATGCCTGCCAATCCTCTTCCTGAGCGGTCAGGCCCTGCGCACGCATGTTGTTCGCGCGATTGCCGCGACCGACGTTGAGGAGACGCGCAAGCGGGAACATCGTCCCGGCCGCATCCACCACACCAGATGGAACCGAGTTCAGGAGGCCGGAGACGCCGCCGCTCGTGCGTGCCGAAAACGCCGCCGCTTCATGGTAGAATGCGCGGATCTGGTTGATCGCGCGCGGGATTTGCGAGACGAGATTGGCAATCGAGTTCGCGAGCCGGTAAATCGAATCGGCATTGTCCGCGACGGCACCAGCGATATTCGCCGAAAGAACCGTCTTGAGTGCTTCCAGCTTGTCGGCAGTCCTGTCTGCCTTCTCAATCTGCTCATCGCTGAGAACGATGCCCAGGCGCTCGGCGGCATCGGAGAGTTCGCTGAGCCTGCCCTGTGCGCCGGACAGAAGATTGTCGAGTTTGGCGCCCGACTTGCCGAACAGAGCGACCTCAACAGCCGCGCGCTGCGAACGATCCGACACATCGGAAAGCCGGTCGGCGAGAATGCGGAACACATCGCCCGCCGTCTTGCCCTTCAGACTGTCAATCGAGATGCCGACGGCGTTGAATGCCTTGGTCTGCTTCTCCGCGCCAAGCTGCGCCTGCCCCATGCTGATCGTCAGCTTCTGAATGCCCGTCTGAAGCTCGTCCTGGCTGATGCCGACCTGTCCCGCCGCGAAGCTGAACGTCTGCAAATCCTTGGTCGTCAGACCGAGCGTGTCGGCCAGTTCGCCAAGGTGCCCGGCATAGTCGAGCGCGGCCTTGCCAGCCGCGACGATGCTTCCGATGGTCACGGCTCCGACGAAGCCAGCAATGCCCGCCTTGATTGACCGACCTAGGCTGCTGAACGACGACTTGACAGCGGACTCGGTCTGCTTCGACGAAAGCTGGATCTTCTTCGCGCCGTCGACGAACTTGCCCGCATCGAGCGTGGCCTCGACGCGCAGCGCGCCGATCAGCGTGTTGCTTGGCATGGATGCTCCAGACTAGGCGGGCTTGTATTTCGCGGCGGTCTTGAAGACGCGGGCGGCGTATCCGTCCTTGATGATCTCGAGCGCGCCTTCCTTGCCCGAATCCCACGCCGGCCGCATGAACGCTCGGGCGCTCATGTGAATGGTGCCGAACTCGTCCATGATCGCCTGCGGATATCCGTAGCCCGTCGGGCCCATGTAGGCGCGGGCGCTATACTCGCCGAGCGCGCGGTTGCGGCGGGCCCGTCCGCTGCGCTGGCGCGTCGAGACTGTAATCGAACTCTTCAGGTCGTATGGCGGACCGGTGCGCGGATCGTCGGGTGCAAGCGAGATCGCGACCAGGCTCATCGGCTTCAGCGCCTTGGTCAGCAACGGCGACAAGCCCTTCGAGACCTGCTGCTTGGTCAGTCCGTCGAGCGCCTTGCTCAATTCGGCGAAGCCCGAGACCGTGAACCCCGTCGTCTTGAAGTCGAAGTCGCTCATCAGTGCCTCGTGATCTCGACCGGGAAGCCGCGCGCCTTCATCTGATGGAAGAAGTGGATCGCCTTGGCGCTCTGCATCCGGTGATCGTCCTGGTCGCTCGGGCTTGGCGCGCTCGTGAGGAAGTCGGAGAGCTTCTTTCCCTTGAGCTTGCCCGCATATCCAGAGAGCCCGAACATGGCCGTGTGCCACGCACCGAGGATCGCGAGGTCGATGTTGCGGTTTGCCGCGCGGGCCATCCCTTCCATGCAAACGACGTAGGACCGCGGCGTCTGCCGCCAGAACTCGGAAGCTAGGCCCCCGAGCGCGATCCACTCTTTGAGGAAGGTTTCGATGCTCCACGCGGCTTGCGAGGGTTTTTGCCCTTCGCTTGCCTTTCGGGCTCGCCGAAGTTGAACGCACGGCGCAGCAGGGTCTGCATTGCGAACGAGGCCGCAACCGAATGCTCGCTCGCCATGACCCCGAGGCAGACGTCGAGACTGATGCCCTCGTGGTGCCGCCTCAGCAGCGCATAGAGCACCTTGCACAAGATGCTTACCGGGCAGGGGATGCTGGTCAGCACATGCTCGACGATCAGCGTCGCCGGAGTGATCGCATCGCTGTCGCCAACGATGTGTTCCATGAGATCGATCGCGCGGAAGTCGACAGCCAGGCGAAGGGTATCATCGCCTAGCTGAACGACCTCCTCGTCATAGAAGGCCGTCAGCATCAGCTGCCCGCCGCGCCGGCGCCCTGGTCGACCTCACCGGTGATGCGGAACGTCGCCGTTGCGGTGATCGGAGCATTCGGCTCCATCGTGTCCGGAGCGTACTTCTTCACGAACGCGCTGAACGTGAAGTTCCAGTCGATCGTGCCGGTGCCGCTGTTGTCCGGAACCTCGACGCGAACCTTGCGGGTGGTGCCGGTGCTCTTGGCGTCGGTCAGCGCGAGATCGGTCGTGCTTCCGGGGACATAGTTGAACGTGGCGGTGAACTCGCCGCCGTCGATCAGGCCCTGGATATATTCCTTGCGGCGCCCATCCGAGAGAAGGTGCGTGACCTCATGCTCGTCCGTCTCGTCGGTCGGGAAGCCGCACGAACGGACCTCCTGAAGCTGGACGAGATTCTCCTCCGTGTTATCGGTGGACAGGAAAAGCTTCCCCCCCCAACCGATGCGTGCCTCCGATGCAGCCATTGCGCTCTCCTATGATTTCAGGCTGTTGACGTGTGTGCGAAGATCAGGTCCGCGGACTTGCGGTAGATCGTCGTGTCGCCCTCGCGTTCACCGCCTACATCGCGCGGCCCGAGGGCAATGTCCGCGCGCTGGAATGTGTGGCCGTTCGACGTGTTGCCGGGCACCAGCGCGTCGATCAGCGCCTTCATGCCGGTCTGAACCTGCGCATAGGTCGTGCCCCAAACGTCGATCTGGACCCGGGCGAACTCCAGGTCCCAGCCGTCGAGCGTCTGCGGCCGGAGCTCGGTAATGTCCTGAAGCGTCGCGTAGGGCAGAGCCGTCCCTTGCGGCGCGTTCACCCAATAGGTTGCTGTGTACGCGGCCTTGGCCCGGGCGATGTAGGCGGCTTGCCAGTCCATCAGTCGGCCAGCCTGATCGCGGTGAAGCGAATCGTGTTGCGATCAAGGGGCGCGGTTTCGTTGATGTCCCATTGGTCGCCGAGATAGACGATGCGGTCCTTGTTCGTGATGCTATCGAGCTGAGCAGATCGGATGCACTCGAAGGTGGCGGTCTGACTGGCGCTTTCCTGCGCCGCCTGCCGCTGCTCCTGCGCCAGTCCGAAGCGGACTCGGGCGCGGCGAGTGGTCAGGTCCGTCCACGTCTCGATCGGCTGGCCGTAGTCGTCATCAGCCGTCGTGGCGCGTTGAAACGTGATGAGTTCCGTCCGTTCGCCGGCCGGCAAAAGGGCTGTCGACACTCAAGCGGCCTCCCGCGTCTCGATCCGGTAGTTTTCGGTCACGAACGGATGCAGTCGGATCTGCGCCAGCGTCCACGGCTTGATCTTGCCGGGGAAGAAGAGAAGCCGGGCCCTCCCGGGCATCTGCGCCCAAAGCGGACCATAGGCGAACACCCCGTCGCGCTCGCTCCACGTCTTCTCGCCCCATCCGAGACAGTGAGCTAGCCAAGCCTGATCCGAACCGACGAACTTCTCTCCGCTGATGTCTGCTCCCGCCTGGTCGAAGCGGTCGTAAACCTGCGGTCGACAGCCAGCCAGGATCAGAGCCATGCTGCCATTATAGGGTCGGTCAGGCGCCGTCCCCTTCAGCAGCACGAGGTCTTCCGGCCGATCGAACACCGGGTCGAGCTGACCTCCGACCACGCAATCCAGATCCATGCTCACGAACCGCCGCCCGAACGTCTTCGCCGCGTCCCGCCTGAACATCACGAGGCGGCGGAAGCAGTTGGGCTTGGTCGGTCCCCACGCCGGTTGCACGTCTTCGAACTCGCCGGGCGGCTCGATCCGTTCCACGTTCGGCGGGAGATCGGTTTCGGTCGTGACGCAGGACAGCCGGTGCTTCATCCGCAGGTTGCGGCTCACCATGTCCGCCCAAATCCACACGTGCTCGGCGGTATAGGTCGTTCGGCCTTGTGGTTGCCGCCAAAGCCAACTGACCACGTTCAGCACGAAAGCGCGCCTTGCGACCTCAGATAGTCGAACAGCGGTGCGTAGCGTGTTATGAAGTCGGGACGGTTCGCCTGAAGATAGCGCCACTTTGGTAGGATCGCATCCGCGCTCGCTCGATAAGTTACGTCAAGCCACGAAACTGCGGCTTCTGTGTGCCCGATGTCACATAGGAACATGGCCGCGCCGCAACGGAAAAGCTGAGCCTTTTCGACAGGAACCTGACCGTTCCAGAGCCAGTAATGCCAAGCCGCTGCAATCTCTTCCGGCGTCCACCGATCCAGCGCCAACGCCGTCGGCGTCACTTCGGCAAGGTTCCACTGCGACTTCACCCGGAACACGAGCGTCGTTCCCGGCACCACCGCCTCGACAAATTCGAGATGGTCACGGAGCCGATAGAGGCAGGCCGGAATCTCGTAGCTCGGGAAGTGGCAAAAGTCCTGCCACGCCATGATCGCGCCGGGCTGAAGCGCATCGCGGAGCTTGGTCAGAACCGATGAAATTGCAGGAACCCGCTTAGGCGCATCCGTGACCAGCAGGGCGATTGGTTCCTTGCCCCACTCCATCTGTTCGATCTTGCCCTGATGCGGCTCGACGAACTCGATCAATGGGCCGAGGTTGTCTTTGAATGCTTCCAGACTCGGGCCGACCGGAACGGCGTCGATGCCCTGCTTGTCGTAGAAGGCTTGCACCTTCGCGATGTGACCGACCTTTGAGATGAATTGGTCGTAAACATGCGCCTTCGTCGTGACGCCGCTGTCTCGGATGCCGGCCGCGATGTACGCCGTGCTCGCGCCCATCCACGCCCCGAGCTCGACGATAGCTCCCCTCGGAACGGCCTCTTTCGCGAGCCGATAGTAGCACTCGCGCTCGGCGTCGGTCGTCATCGCGGGGATCGGCGGGACGCGAGTGATGTTCTCTACGCGCGGATCGTAGCAGTCCCGGCGCTCAGCAACTTGTGCCTGCAAATCACTTCCCCTGCGATCCGATCAAGCCCGATGACTTGCGCTATTGCGAGCCGATGGTTGCCCTGGTTGCCGATGAAGACCTCGCCGTCGCGGCCGATGAGCAGCTTCGGCAGCGGGCAATCCTCGCGGAAGCCTCTGCGCTTCAGGTCTTCGAACATGCCGTCGACGCGGCTGTAATATTGGGCGAGCAACGCTTCCATCGTCAGCTCGCCCCGGACTGTTTCGCCGCTATCAAAACGCCGTCGGTATGTATCGGCGAACAGTTCCGTCTCTTCCCAACGCTTGCCCTCTCGGTAGCGCTGGACGATCGCCCTGTGCTTCACCGCGTCCTTCAGAGGGTAGCGGCGTTCAATGTCCCAATCGCCGCCGTAGGTGCCTCTCAGGTCGTCGTGCGGGCTGATCTTGAAGCGGATGCGGGCCGGGTCGACCCATTCAGGCATCTTCGCCCTTGCGTTCTCGCGTCATAGTCTCTAATTTGTATCGCCATGAGCTACACATCAGAGCAGCTTTCCGAGCTGGGATCGCGAGGGTTAGACCCGCGCGAAGTCCCGATGCATAGGCTCCATATTCGCCGCCCGCCTCCAGCTTTCGTCATAAACCGCAGCGCGTGGTCCCATCCATCAAATTACATGCTTCCCAGTGATCAGCTTTGGGAATGTCCGGTGATCAGAATCGGTGATCGCTCGAAGACCGTGGTTTTGCCCGACGGGAAGCTTCTTGATGTCGAACGGCATTGAGCATCCTGGCGCGATCATCCGCAAAAAGGTTCTGCCGAAAGCTGGCACGACTATTGAGCTGGCAAAAATGCTCGGCATAAATCGGGTAAATTTGAGCCGCCTTCTGAATGGCAAGGCGTCCCTTTCAACTCGTGTCGCCTTTGCTCTAGAATCGAACGGATGCGGTAGTGCAAGAAGGTGGCTGCTGCTCCAGCTCGAATATGATCTCGCGACGGAAAAGCTAAGCGTCCGGATGAAAGACGCACTCCGACGCTAGCGCTCACCCACCACAATCTCGTCGCCCTCAGTAACCGTCTGCGCAATCCGGTAGCCGTGCCGCTCCAGCAGCTCGACCATGCCCTCGCGCGCAGCGTAGCGGTTCATATCGCCAAGCGGTTCGTCCGGCGTTCCTGCCCGCCAGCGCGCGGCCCGGTTCTTGTTCCCGCAGAGCACGACGTTCGGAATAAACCGCGACACGTCGGCGAACACGCGGTCCAGCCGATCGCCGAGGTAATAGATCATCCGCACCGCGACCAAAGTGTCCTGGTTGTGGAGCAGGTGCAGGTTGTCGCCGATATCGCCGTTCACGAAGATCGGCGCGATGAAATGCCCTTCCCGCGCCAGCCATTGCCCGTAGACGTTCAACGCCGTCTCGTGCCGCTCTGCGCTCTTTTCCAGCGCGGTCACTCGGCGGCCCTGCTTTGCCAGCAGAAGCGCGAGCGCGCCCTCGGCCGAGCCGATCTCGAGGATGCGTGTGCCTGGAATGAGCGGCAGCAGGCGCAGGAACTTCTCCGGCGCGTTGCCTTCGCGGATTTCCTGTTCGTGCTTCCGGAAGGCGAGCGAGGCGGTCATTTCGCCTTCTTCGTCGCCCGCTTCTTCGTGGCCTTGCGCTTCGGCGCGGTTGCTGTAGGTGCAGCTGGCGGCGGCGCAACAGGGGCGACTGGCGCCGTCGCAACCTTCCTTGGAAGCAACTTGCCCGAACCATCGGCATCGCGCGGCCCAACAGCACCGACGGCGGTGTAGAAGCGCGCATTCTCAGCGTTCATGTGGATCACCATGTCGCGGCGGATCATTATCCCGCCGAACTTGAAATCCTTCAGGGCGACTAGCTCTTGCATAGGCTCGCCTCACAGAATCGAGCGAAACTGATCGGCGGCACGCATGGCTCCGGTCAGGTCGGGGTTGCTGCGGTTCTCGAACATCGCCGTCATTGCGAGCTTCACTGCGGCGAGAAGGTAGAACGGGATTGCTGCCGTGTTGGCAAAGCCGGCCGTGAACGTGATCCTTACGCCGCCGGGCCAGTCGAGCGCGAGGTCCGACGGCCAGGTTTCGTTCTGCGCCGTCACGATCTTGTCGTCGGATAGGACGTAGATTGCCGCATCAACCGCCGTGTCGGTGCCGTCGGTATTGTAATATTCGACGGAGTTGACTGCGCTCACCGGCCCGATGGGGAGCGAGATCAGCGAGCAGAAACGGTCCTGCGTCCACTTGAACCGCCGACTTTGCAACGATTGCGCCGCATAGCCCTCAGCCCATGAGATCGCCGCGTCCCGCAGTGCCTCGATCACGTCATCGTCGGACGTATCGTCCGCCGTGATGTTCAGGTGAACCTTCGCATCGGCGAGAGGCAGAATATCCTCCCCGGTGAAGGCGGCGAGCGCGGTGAGCAATTACTTGGCCTTCTTGCCCTTGGCTGCGGCCGACTTCGGCGCGGCCTTGTTGGCCGGCGGATTTGCCATCTTGTTCGTCGGGGCAGCACCGATGGCCTTGCCCTCCTCAAAGCCGCGCTCGGCGTCGAGTTCTTCGCGGGTGTCGGCGCGAGCTGCGCTATCAGCTTCCGGGTTCACGGCATCCGATGCCTTGCCGCCACGCACCGCAAGACCGCGCTGCTCGAGCGCCTTCGCGTCCGTCTCGCTCACGAGGAAGACGTCGCCCTCCTGCAGATTGTCCGCACGCACGTTGCTCGCGTGGAACGTGTCGAGTGCCTTCATGGTCACCTTGTCGGTCATCACCCAGTCTCCTTTTTGAAACGTCGTGAACGGCGCTTGAAAAAGGAGGGGCGAGCGCAGGGCCCGCCCCTCGGTCACCAGCCCGGGAGATTAGCTGGTAAGGTCGTCGATCTGCGCAGCGAAGTCGCCCTTCACGAACGCGGCCGTGTTGTAGACCGCGAGCGCGAGACGCTCTTCGCAGAGGATCGTCACGAGGTTCTTGACGAAGTTGTTTCCGTCCTCGGTCGAGATTTCGACGGCTGCGTCCTGCCGATCGAAAATCTGCGCGCCCATGTCGAACGCACCAGTCAGGAACTTCCCGCTCGTCATCGCCAGCGTTTCCACGACCGGCAGGCCCCACAGGCGCGGTTGAAGCCGATTCTGCGGATCGCCGACGAGATAACGCGCCTGGCTGTCCTTCGCCGTCTCGATCGTGAACCAATCGGTCGGGTGAAGCACGATGCCGCTCGACGGAAGGTTCGCCAGCGTGGCCTGAAGGATCGCCGCGCGAAGCACGTCGATCTTCGTCGGGTTGGCGATGATCGCCAGATTGCCCGTCGAAGCCGTCGCTTGCGTGTAGATGCCGTTCAGGTCGGTGCCGGTGCCGGCGCCGTTGAGCAGCTGGTTATCCTCGACGTACTTCAGGCCATAGATCAGACGGCCGTTGATATAGGACTGCAACATCGGCACGTCGTCCAGGATCTGGCGCGTGGCCTGGACCCAGTGAGCGATCGTCGTGACGTTGCTGGTCACGATGTCGAAGTACATGTCCGACTGAGCCTTGGTCGCTCCAGACGTTTCCGAGACCGTCGCCGCGTTGTTCGTGTACGACGTTTCCTGAATGAACTGGATCGAGTTCTTGTCCGTGCGGCCCGGCATAAGCAGGTCGCGGACGCGGAGCGGCCGGTTGGCAACCCCCTGCACGCCGGGGATGCGGTCCGGAACGATCAGGTCACCAGCCGAACCGTTCGCGGCAGTCGTCAGAGACGAGATGATCGCCTTCTGCTCGACGCCGACACTGATCCGTCCCTTGCCACCGTTGGCGAGAAACGCCTTCACGTTCTCGTCATCGGTGACGACCTCGCCGATCGATTTGAACTCGGCCTCGACCTCGCGCTGGCGAGCCATCTTCTGCTCGAGCTCGTCGAGACGAGCCTTCGCTTCGTTCATGTCGATGATCGCCTGGTCGGCGAGCTCCTTGGCGCTCTTCGAAAGGTCTTCGCCCTTCTCGGTCCGGCCCTTAAGCTCATCGGCGAAGCTCTTCACTTCATCGATGCGCTTATCGAAGTCAGCCTTCACCTCGGCGGCCAGCTCGGCCGCGGTTTTCTCTTCAGCCATTTCGATATTCCTTGTTCTGGAGTGGGCGCTAGGCCCGGAGAGCCGCCCAAAAAGCGGCGTTCTGGTCCCCGCCGGACTCACTCCGGAGCAGGTGCGCCAAGCCCTTCCCCGCAATCGCGGTGGCCTGGCTCTTCGAGAAGCCTGCCTCGCGCAGGAACTCCTCAAATTCGGGAAGCGACGGAAGATTGCCGCCGCTCGTGTAGCTTTTCACGGTATCCACCGCCGCTCGCACCTGAGCCGGGAAGTTCACCGGTGAAACTTCCCACAGGTCGACCGATTTCAGGATGCGGACGCCGGGTCGCTTCGGGTCGTTTTCGCTCTCGATCGTCTCGTAACCGATCGACAGGCCCTTCATGGCCTTGCGCTTGAGCGCGCGGTGTACGCGCTGGCCCATCGTGTCCTCGAGGTCGACGGTGCCCTGGACCCACAGGCCCTTGCCGTCCTGCGCCATGTCTTCCCAGTTTCCGATCGGCGGCTGTGACGCATCGTGGCCCCACAGCATCAGGGGCATCGTCCCGTTCCGCTTGTGCGCCGCCAGCGTGTCCGAGAATGCACCTGGCGCGATGATGTCGCCATAAGCATCCGGAGCGCCGCCGAAAACGCTGGCGTAGCCCTCGATCACGCCTGCATCGGAGACGGCCTTCACATCGAGGCCGAACGATTTATGCAGCATTGCTCTGATCTCCAGCGAGGCCGTTCCCCGCGTCGGTGATGGGTACGTTCTGCATTTGCAGCCGCGGCACGTCGCCGCCTTCGACGGGCGGCAAATTCTCCAGCGCCCGTACCTCGTTGATCGTCATCGCCCCGATCCGCGTCATCGCCCCATAAAAGTCGGAGCGGGCCTTGCTGTCGCCGCGAAGAAGGCCCTCAAGGTTGAACTCGATCGCGATGCCCTCCGCCCGGTCACGGGCCGTCAGGAGCTGCTTCGCAAGCGCCTGTTCGATCCTCTTCAAGCGGCGCCGGAGCGTGAACTTCTGGAATCCTAGCGTCTGCTGCTCCAGGCCCGTTCCCCAACTCGTCGAATTATCCGTGTGTCCGACCATGTGGGGAGGCACTCCGAAGAACCGGCAAATCTCCTCAACACTAAAGCCGCGGCTTTCGAGCATCTGCGCGTCGTCGGGGTTGATCGTGATCGACTGCCACTTCAGGCCGTTGTCGAGCAGCATCGGGACGCCGGAGTTCATCGACCCGACATATTTCTCCTGAAGCAGCTGCTCCGCTTCTGTGCGTTGCGGTTTGGTCAGCGGCTTATCGAGCGACATGACGCCGCTCGGTTTCACCCCATTCCTGAACGTCGACTGCGCTGCGGCGTTGATCGACCTTGCGAGCCCGAACGCCTGCCGGCCGAACGAAAGCGTCGACAATCCGCCCAGCGGCGAACCGCCGAAGCCGCGGAAGTGAAGGATCGTCGCCTGCGTCTCGGTGCGACGCCGTTGTCCTTCGGTCCATTGGTACTCGATATCGCCGTTGCTCGCCCTGCGAACGGAGACGATCTCCGGAACGAGAGGAGGCGAGAGCGCGATCACGCGCCCGTCGGAACCCCTCACGACCTCAGAAAAGGCGTTCCCCTGGAGCTCCAGGCAGGCGCAGATGAACTCCCAAAAGTCCATCGCCGTCTGATCGGCGTTCGGGCTGTCGTGGAGCACCCTGTACAGCGGGTGATCGTAGGCAACTTCGCGGCTTCCGTCCTGCGCCGTGCGATACACCATCAGCGGCAACGACGCGATCGTTCCCGCGAGCAGGTTCACACAGGCCCACGCCGCTGAAAGCGCCAGCACTCCAGCAGTCCCGGTCGAGCCGCTGTCCTGATATTCGGACAGCGTGACCATGTTGGTGCGGAAGTTGATCCCGTCCTGGCGCGACACGCCCGCCCATGATGCAAGTTCGCCCGTCAGCTCGATGACGTTCTTATGCTCCGCAGGGGCAGCGCTCGCCTCGTCAAATTCGAGGCCGAGCGCCCCTTTCCACCATTTCATGCGGCCAGGCTTGCCAGCCACTCGTCGATGTTCGGTCCCATGTTGGCCTCCATCATCGGGTGAATGGCATTCACCGCGGCGTCGATTCCGTCGATCTTCGCCTTGCTGTCCGTGTCGGGCTTTTTCGGCAGGATGGAGCCGTTGACATGCCTCGTCACGACCACGTTACCGGCCATCCACCGCATCACAGGATTGTCGTCGTGAAGCAGTGAAGCGCGACCGACCTTGTGCCGAGCCTCAAGTTCCTTCGCAGGATCGGTCACGTTCCGAGCGTTCTTGGGAAGAACCTGCGCGAACGGCTCGTCGCCGTCGCTCAGGTCTTCATTCAGGCGAACTGCCATCCCCTGCGCTGCTGCGAACTGGTCGAACGTCGCCTTCTTCAGCCCTGGCAGCGCAGCCTTCAGTCTGCGGATCTTCCGCTCGACGCGGTTGTGGTCGATCCAGTCGCCAGGCGTGACGATCAGCTTCCCGTCGGCTCGCCACTGGCGATAGAGCGTCACATTCTCGCGCTCGGTCTGAGATGCGCGCTCAAGCGCCGCCTCCGGTAGCCAGAACCACGTCTTGAGCAGCAGCCGGCCGGTATCATCGAACGCTGCCAGCACCAGCGCAGTGATGTCATCCTTGTCCGCCAGATCGGCCCCAAGGTAACAGTCGAGCCCTCTGAACGCCGACAGCGGCACGCGACCGCCGCATTGATTCCAGCTCGCGACATTCAGCCACGCCGCCGCGGCGCCCATCCAGATATTCAAGCGCTTGGTCTTGAACTCCCCTTCGGAGCCTGGTGACGCCTTCGCCTCGATCGCATAGGCCCGCATCTCGTCGAGCGTCGGCGTGACCGGCAGGAGCGGGTTCGCCTTGCACCACACGCGCTCGTCAAACGGATCGTCGCCTTCGTCGAGCGTGAAGATAATCCCGAAGTAATGCTCGGCCGATATCGCTTGCTCGAGCACCTTCGCCACAAACGACCGCTGCTCATAACAGACGCCGTGCATGTTGAAGCCGGCCGTCGTAATCATCCACAGCAGCGGGTTTCGCCGCGCTCCGAAGGCGGAGCGAATGACGTCGAACAGTCCGCGATCGCCGTGAGCATGGAGCTCGTCGAGCACCGCCAGATGCGGATTGTGACCGTCCTGCGTCGACGACTTGGCGTTGATCGTCTGAATGACGCCGCCGTTCTCAGCGGCAGTGATCGACCTCGCCCAAGCATCCAGCCCAAAAGCCTCCTGGAGCGCCGGAAGCTTCTTCACCATCAGCCGCGCAGGCTTGAAAACCTTCTGTGCCTGATCGCCGGTCGTCGCGCCGATCAGCGTGAGCGGGCCTGGCTCGTCCTCGCAGCAAGTGCAATAGAGCGACACCCCGGCGGTGAGCGTCGACTTGGCGCCTTTCCTCGCCATTTCGATGTAGGCCATCGTGAAGCGGCGAAGGCCATTGTCCTTGCGCCGCCACCCGAACACGATCGCCAAAATGAAGATCTGCGCCGGCTCAAGCTGAAGGTTCGGCGTCTCCCACTGCCCTTCGATGTGAGGCAGCTTCTCGATGAAGTCGCAGACGTCGTTCGCGTGCCACTCGTCGAACGTGAACGGCCAGTCCTTGCGCTTAAGGTCGCGAAGGTGACGCTCCGCTGCCAGCCGAACCCACTTGCAATGCCGCTTTCCCTTGCTGTCCGCCGCGGCCTTACGCGCATAATCGAGCGCGATCGCGGCATAGTCCCTAACGCCGTCCGTTTCGGGCGAAGGGGTTGGCTGGCTTGACATCCTGAATCCGTCCTATCCGGCTCTTCGGGCCAGCGATCCCCATCAGCTCCTCCATCTGGCGAAGCGCGGTCATCAGCGCGACGGGAATGGGCTCGCCCTTGCTGAGCGTTTCCCGGCTGAGTGCTTCCATCGAGCAGTAGCGGGCCAAAAATGCACTGTCCGGCTCAGCAAGGCCGATCGACATCACTCGCGGCAGCGTCTCGTGCCAAACGATGCGCGCTTGGGGCGTGAGCGTCGGCAGAACCTCAGTTCCCTCGTCGCTCTCCTTGATCGCCACCGGATCAGGAATCTGCGGCGGGTCTTTCGGGCTGGAAATATGAACTTTCCCAGCATCTCGATCCTGGCGAAATGTGGCCCGCGCGAGCTTCGTGTCAGCCGGTTCGGCCTTGCGTCCTGGCTGCATTTAATTCCTCGGGAATATTAATTCGTCAGCGCAAAAATTCAGCTTCAAGCGCGGTGTCAGGCGCGCGGGTTATGAAGTTTCCAACTACCCCCTAGACCTTCGCTTGCCTTCGATGCTTTCGAGCCGCGTCTTCTCATCGTGGCACGATTTGCAGAGGGGTTGCTCGTTGTCGGGGTGCTCTTTGCCTCCGAATGCGAGTGGCGTGACGTGATCTCTGATCGTCGGCTCTGTTGCTCGACCATACTTCAGACATTCGCGGCACAGCGGCTCGCGGGCGAACAGTGCTTGCCTTGCGCTTTGGTTCGCCCTGCCGCGAAGGCGCTTGGTCTTCGACGGTGCATCCCATGCTGGGCGTGCCGGTTGTGGTGCCCGGGTGCGCTTGGCCTTGGGCGGCGCTTTGCTCATTGCGGTAGCAGTCCCACCCGTGCGCATTGTGCGCCGTAGGTGGTCCGCCCTTGGTGCGCTCCCTGAGTAGCGCTCATCATGCGGCCTTTACGGCCTGATGGTGAGTGGAAGCTATATCAACTTCTTTCAGCAGGAAAGTGGGAATTTTCGCGGGCCTCTTCCAATCGTCGAAGATGACCAACGCATAGCCGGACTTGCACCGCTCGACCCTGCCCTTCAGCCCTTCGAACGCACTGCCGTGAGCGCGCACCCTGGCGCCACGATCGAACTGCGGAAGGTTCGACTTCGCCACCTTGGCGATCTCCTTTGCCCGCATCGGATCGAGCGCCGCATCCGTCACGAACGGGATCTCGCCGAACGCGCGGAACACGGTGAAGTCGCGGTGGTAGCGTGGTTCGTTAGGCTCGCCGCGCTTGATCGGCTGGACGATGCGCCGCGGCTTGAGCTTCAGCTTCGACAGGGCGAGCAGCTCGTGCAGGTGGTGCGCCTTCACGAAAATGAACGAGGCCAGCATGGGCGCGCGGACCTCCTTGGTCTGCTTCGTGTGCCTGACGATGACCCGCATCGTCCTGGCCGGCGTCCAGACCTCGAACCCGTCCTCTGCCAGCGTTGCGGCGAGGGGCAGCGTGAAGCGTCCGGCGCAGCGCAGGATGAACCAGTCCTCGGGTTTTCCCACGGCCATCAGCATTGCTCACCTGCTGCGAGCGATTTCCCGTCCTTCGGCCTGTTGCGGTCCTCCTCGTCGGCGACGGCCTCCCACGCCTTAGCCTGGGCGTGATAGCCCTTCGCCCTCGCATCCCGTGCCCATTCGCGAGCCGTGCGCATCAGTTCGCCCTCATTCGGTTCGTGACGCCGCCAGTCAGCGCCTGAACGTCGGTTTGCGTCGGCGGGAGATCGCCGGCCTCATCGCGCCGCATTCCGCGGATCGTGCTGTCGAAGCGTTTGAGCGATCGCGTCGGCGACGGGTCACGCTTTCGGGCTCGGGCGATGCCTTCGAGGATCAGCTCCAGCGTGCAGCCAGCCCCAAGCCAGCCCCCAATTATTCCAATTCCATTTTGTCTTTGAGTGTCGTTAGCAGCGCGCCAAGCAGCAGCTCGGCAGACGTACTCGAAAGCGATTCGGGGATCAGTGATGTTAGGAGGAACTTCGTCGCGCGGAGTCTCAGTCTCTGAGGTAAGAGTATTATCCTTATGGTTATGGCTGATGGTTAAGTTATCGCTCGGCTCACGCTTTGCTGTCGCTTCACTATCGCTTTGTTCACGCTTCGCTGAATGTCTTCCTTGTCTTTTCAACGCACTAGCGCGACCGTTCGCAGCAGCCTTTCGCCGCCTGTCCGAAGCAGCTTGAAACTCATCAGTGAGTCTGCCCTGTCGCCATTTGCCGTTCCGGATCGTGAAGAACGTTTCTAAAATCGGCCGCAGTTTCTTCCATTGGCGAGCATCACAGCGGGCGTATCGGGCAAGCAACCGATCATCGTCTGGAAGGGCGCAGTCGCCGGTTCGCCACGCCGTCATCAACAGTAGCAGATAAGCGCCATGCTCGAGCGCGTTCAGGTGCGTCGTGTCGCCTAGATAGGCGTCCGTCCACAGTGGCATGGCGGGGAACTCAGCCATGATTCACCTGCCCCTCCACGGGTCATGCTGTGAGGCGAGAAACGGAGCGAAAATTGCCGCAGCTTGACGTGCTAATCCGTCAAGCCATTCCTCGTTCAGGTACGTCGACCTGCCACAGCGATCGGTGATGACCTCAACATGAAGGGCCCGCATAACGAACGGCGCGACGTAAGCGGGAAGGTGCCCCGCAGATGCGCAGATCATCAGGTCAAAGATGAAATCGAGGTAATTTCTGAAATTCGACCAGCGGTTATGAAGAATCTCGGCCGCATACATCGCAGCCTCGTGAGGGCTGAATCCTCTCGTAGAAGCGCCATGCGTGGAGTAGGGGCCATTCCAATATTGGTTGAATTCTTCCCAATCCCAAGGTGCAACCTCTTCCGGCTCATTGGGCCAGATCAGGCATCTCGCATCTGTGATGGTTTGCGGCTCGGTGCCTGTCTTCCAGAAAAACTCAACGGGAGGCCTCTCGCCGACCGGGACTGAGAGGCGAATGCCTGCGGGCGCTTGCGCGTCCATGATGCCCTTCCCGATGTTGCAAGGCTGGCAGGCCGTTACGAGGTTTTCGAGTGCATTCGTTCCGCCGTTGGCGACAGGCACTATGTGATCGAGATGCAGCACAACTTCGGGCGGCTGTCGGCCGCAATACCGGCAGGTAAAGCTATCGCGCCTAAGAACTTCGAAGCGCAGCCGCTTTGGAACGGGGGTTCTGTTGCTCATCGGCCCAAACTGCGAAGGATCGTGCGACGAGCCTCTTTCTCTTCCTCATCGGCCCGAACCTGAGCCAGTGTGCGATGCCCGGCAAAGGGCATGTGCTTCGTCGTTGCGGTGGGCGGCTCCTCGAAAGGTCCACGCGGCGGGAATGCGGTACATCTCATTTGCGTGCTCCTCTCGCCCGCGCCAGCATCTCCGCCGCCTTCGCTTCCGGCACGTTGTAGCTTCCTGCCAACCCCGCCGCGGTAAAGCTCGCGAGGCGTTCGCTGGTGCATCCCGACAGCAGTTGCGCGAGCGCTGCGGCGGCGCGCTTCGACGACAGCTGCGATGTGCGGCGATTTCCCCCCGTGCGCATCAGAAGAACGCCGTCCCGATTGGAACCCGGCTGTGAGCGCAGCCAATGTCACCGCGCACTCCACAGCGGGGACAAGGATCGCGGTCGATGCGTGGTGGCAACGGCCGGGCTTCTAGTTGCTCCTGATGCTCCTTCGACCGTTCACGCCGAGTCGCGGTGTAGCCTGGAGTGCCACCCCCGAGCGGACGGCCTTTGCCCCCATTTTGGCGTGGAGCGTAGGGCGCAATGAGCCCGCCATCGCGCAGTCGTTTCCAGATGGCGGGGCGCTGGACGTCATATCGCGCGGAGAGCTCTGAGACTGCTTCGCCCGAGGTTGCGCCCCTACCGATGGCAGCAGCGAACGCTTCGCATGTTTCGCGGCAGAGCTCACTGGCATCACTGCGGATTGCGCCAAGCCGAGGCGCGAATGCCTTGCTGTTAGGCTTGGGCTCGTCCCGCATCGCGGGAACGGTCGCAGGATCAATTTCCAGAGCTGCGCATCCGGAAGCTGTGAGACGAGCCATATTGTTCGCGCGGCCAAGGTGCGGCCGGCAACGCTCGACAAGGCCGCGGTCGATAAGGTCGTTCACAAGCGGCTTCACCGTCTGGAAGGACCGAAGCCAGCGCGGACCGCTTTTCAGCGCCTCAAGGATGGTCCACTGGTTCGGAGTGATCGCGCTCACGCCGCCTGCTCCCCGAGCTCGCGGCAAAGCTCGCGGAACTGGCGCTTGCCCCACGCGAGCGATTGCCCCAGCTGAGCCGCAGCCTTCGCGATGTCGCCATGATGCGACAGGTGCTCGGCAAAGTGGTCGATCATGCGCACGCCGCCTCCCGATGCCGACACCCGCGCGCAGTCCCACAGCGAAAACAGGGCTCGCTATGCTCCACCCGCTGCACGTCGGCCGGAATGACGATGCGGGCGCCGTCGACGCGCACGTTGGACGCGGGGCCGGACTTGTAGAGCCGGTCGTATTCTCTGCGCTTCACGCGGCGCTGGGCGGTGGTCCAGGTCATTCCCAGCCCTCCAACAGCGACGATGCAGTTCGCGCGATCGCGTTGTAGGCTTTGCGGTCGATCACAATGACCGTCTCATTCGGATGGTATTTCGCCATCCGCTTGAGCGTCGTGCGGCTACGAGAATCCATCCACCCTTTGACTTCGTGATAAGGCTTGGCACCGCCCACTTCGTGAACACGAAAGTCAGGTTTGTATGAGCGGACGCCGCGCTTGATCTTCTCGAACCAAAAGGTCGTGGGCTCGTATTCCCAATCGAGGATCTCGCCACGGCTTTTTAGCCATTCCAGATAGAGGGCGTAATTCGCTTCCCAGCGCGAACGGTAATAATGTCGCTTGCCACCGATCTCGCGCCAACCAGCCTTCCACGATCGCGTGCCGTGGGACTGAAATTCTCGCTGCGCTTCCTCCGACATCGAGTGCCAGCGCTCGAAGCTGAGCTGACTGAAAAGGTCGAGGTTTTCTGGCGTGTGCTTCTTGCCCAGCATTCCGCGTGGATGGCCGTGCTTCTTCCACGCCTTGCTCGTCCGCTCGGCGAATTGAGCTTTGTCGGCTCGAGGTCTGCCGATTTGGGTAAGTTCGAGCATTCGCGCCTGCGCGCAGATGAATGTCTCCGAACGTCCCATCTCTTCGGCAAGCAGATGAAGGCGGCCTCGCCCGGCATATTCGTTGTAGTCTCGGCGGAGCCGATCTTTCTCCTCTTCGGTGAAGACGTTCATCGGCTTGATGACGCCGAGCTTGGTCAGCCGCTCGTGCGCTGACGTGCCGCGCATGCCGAACCGCTCGCCCACCTTGTGGACGCTGCCGAGCTCGGCATACGCAGCAACAAGTTGCTCGTCAGTCGCTTTCGCCGGGAAGGGCACTATGCCGCGAGCGCGATGGCGTGTTCGATCGGCGTCATGCCGATGGCATCCATGTACGTCGAAAGCAGCGCCTCGGCTTCCTGCCGTTCGTGCGTGCCCATTTTGCGAAGCTTCAGGATGCGCTTGACGGTCTTCGGGTCATACCCGTTCGATTTCATCTCCTGAAACAGATCGCTCTTGTCGCCATTCAGGTCTTTGATCTCGGCATCGAGACGCTCGACGCGCTCGATGTATCGTTTCAGGTTTTCGCCGGCCGCGGTCGCCGGCTTGCTGAACATGCCGCTCATCTGTTCCTTGGCGTCGGCGTTCGCGGGATCGTTGATGTCCTTGGTGAGATCGATATCGACCTCGGGACCATCGCCAACGCGGATGCTCGTCCTCACATCGTCCATGCTCGTTCCCTCTCCTGATTGGTCGCCCTCGCGTGCGCGTGCACGTACGGGCGCGCGAGGAAGCTCAAGCTCACCGCTCGCAATGTCAGCCTCGTGCAGCTCGGCTTCGGCTGCATCGATGCCGGAAAAGAAGCACGCCTCGCTGACGGACTTTCCGGCCGCGCGCTCGGTGAGATATCGTTCAAGCTGGAGGCTAGGCATGTGCCCTCCTGCCCTTCAGCGCAGCCGCACGCCGCTCGCAGTAGCGCCGCGTCTCGTAGGCGTTCTTCCGGCGCTCCACGTCGCGCGCGAGGCGGCGTTGCGCGAGACGCTGGCGGATCAGGCGGATCATCTCGGCCCCCACATTGCGGCGAGGATGACGAAGGCTTCGACGGTGCCGCAGATGACGCCCGCGGTGAACACGAGGACGTGGCAGGTGTAGGCTTTCCACAGCAGCTTGCCCGCCGAGAGGGTGAGGGAGGCGGCGCGGTTCATGCCTGAAGCTCCCGTCGAATGGCGGCGGCCTCACGCTCGATGCGCTCCAAGCGATCTTCGAGCGTCGTCGGCTCGGCTGTCGGGGCGGGCTCCAGCAGCGCACGCAGCGGCGCGGCGCAGTCGCCGTACAGGAAGGCCAGCTGCGCGATCAGGTCGAAGCTCAGCAGGTTTTCGCCGCGCTCGGCCCGCCCGATTGTGTCAGGGTCAGGCGACTCCCCGTTCGGCTGCGTCAGCGACCGCGCGATATCCTTGGCGGTCAGCGTGTATCGACGGCGAACCAGGCCGATAGTCTTGGCGACTGCGTTGAGCGCATCGATGCGCTCCGGCGGCGGCAGTAAACCGCAGAATTGCGCCACGGAACCCATTATAGGGGATCCCCGAGATGGGTGAGAGACATCTCCTGTGCGAGCCGGTCGCTGCGTCCCTGCGCCCCTCCCCCCGCGTTTCGCGCGGCGGCCGGCAACTCCACGACATCGCCGTGAATCCCGTATCGCTCCTCGCGCCTGGTCTGCACCTTGCAGAGCCAGATGAGGACGAGCGCGTTGAGCACCGGAACGGCGAACGCGACGAAGATGATGAGGAGCTTTTCGGCCATCTAGGCGGCCTTCGGGAGCGTGAAGAGGCCGCGCCATGTTTGCCAAGCCTTCGCGACGGCACCCGTTCCGGGGAACAGGTCGCAAAGGTCATCTTCAGGCCGCGCTCCAAGAAGCTCGAAGGCCCAATGGCAAACCTTCTCTGGCTTCGCGCCAGTCAGGCCACGCTTGAGCGTGATGGACTCCTTGACCGCCTCCGTTTCAATGTAGTCGCGCATCACGAGGCGCTTGCTGACGACGGGCTTGCGAGCCGCCCTGATGAACACCGGCTCGGATGCGTAAGCTACAGAGACGTTGCGCTTGTAAGCCGCGAACGACTTAAGCCATTGACAGATGCGGACGCCTTCAATCTTTTCGACAAGCGGAATGATGGCCGCGTAGGAGCGGGGCGTCGCGGCGGCGTGAAGTACCCAGCCATCGAACTCGCTTTCGAGCCGATCAATCAGCGCCGCATGGTCAACTTCACCCGCATAATCGGGGTGGTCGCGATAAAGGTGAGCACAGCCGATATACGGCGGGTCGGCATAGCCAAGCTGAAGTCCCCCGCTCACGGTCAGCGCTCCGCGTGCGAGAAAATGCGCGGACGAACGGGGGCATGCCCGCCCGCGCAAGTTGTCCCGGCGAAAAGTGGAACACAGGGAGCCTTGAATTGGGGGATCATGCGGCTTGCTTCCGCTGCTTGGGCGGAGGGAAGTCGCCAGTCGAGATTTGCACGCCGTTCGCGAGAGCGGCCTCGAGAATGTCGTCCTGCCGCCACTTCGGGATGCTGTTCGACGCA